GCGATTGTTGCCAAAACAAGAAAACTGAAAGCACAATGGACTCCAGAATTCGCACAAGATCTTAACGCATACCACAGTATTGATGCTGAGGCTGAGTTAACTTCTTTATTAAGCGAATACATCTCTATGGAGATTGACCTAGAGATCCTAGATATGCTTATTCAAGATGCAAGAACTACAGATCACTGGAGTGCAGAAAACAACAAAGTATGGGATGGTTCAAACTGGACTACTGGTACTTCTGATTTCTACAACACACAAGGACAGTGGTTCCAAACATTAGGTACTAAGATTCAAAAAGTATCTAACAAGATTCACCAAAAAACTCTAAGAGGTGGTGCAAACTTCGTAGTTTGTTCTCCAACAGTTGCTACAGTATTAGAAAGTATCCCAGGATACGCTGCTAACACTGATGGTAATGCAGAAGAGTTCAACATGGGTGTACAGAGAGTAGGTTCGTTAGCGAACAGATTCAAAGTATACAAGAATCCATATATGACTGAGAACACAATGTTAATGGGATATAGAGGAAGTCAATTCCTTGAAACAGGAGCTGTATATGCACCTTACGTACCATTAATGATGACACCTCTAGTGTATGACCCAGAGACTTTCACTCCAAGAAAAGGTCTTATGACAAGATACGCTAAGAAGATGATCAGACCAGAATTCTACGGTAAAATCTTTATTTCTGATTTATCTCAGATATAATAGTTTAACCTATTAGAATTAATATTAAGAGAGGCCTTCGGGCCTCTTTTTTTTATACTATTTATATTAAATTGTAATAGATGGCGAATATAGTAACATGGAATGGCAGTTCTACCTTTGCGACTGGCTCTACTCCATTTGGATTTTATGATACAGATACCGACTTTCAAACTGATGCCGATAAGGTAGCTAGCTTTTGTGGTACAAGATTAGGATTTCCTTTAATGGATGTTGAACTAAACAGTGGTTCTTTTTACGCTTGTTTTGAAGAAGCTGTAACAACGTACGGGAATGAAGTATTCCAATATAAAATAAGAGAAAATTATCTATCATTAGAAGGATCTACTACTGGAAGTAGTGCAAACAACATGCTAATTGATCCAACACTAGATAGATCGATAAATATATCAAAAAATTACGGTACTGAAGCGGAAGTAGGTGGAACTACCACAAGATATACAGGTTCATTAGCCTTAACATCATCAATACAGGAGTATGACTTAGATCAATGGGCTACAGATAACAGTATTACCGGTGGAATAGAGATTAGACGTATATTTTACGAAGCACCACCAGCTATCCTACGTTTCTTTGACCCATATGCAGGGACTGGTACAGGAGTACAGTCGTTAATGGATGCTTTTGACTTTGGATCGTTTAGTCCAGGGGTAAACTTCTTATTAATGCCTACTTCTTTCGATATACTCAAGGTACAAGCAATAGAATTCAACGATCAGATAAGAAGATCGTCATATTCTTTCCAATTAGTGAATAATCAGTTAACTATCTTCCCTATACCTAAAAAATCCTCTAATTTAAGGTTTGAATACTATAAAGTTAGTGATAAAAGGGACAGTGTCTATAAAAACGGTGATGGATTAGTAAAAACAGTAGCAGATGTACCATATGAAAACCCTAACTACTCTTTAATTAACAGTGTAGGTAGACAATGGGTGTTTAAATACACATTAGCACTAGCAAAAGAGCTATTAGCATATGTTAGAGGTAAATATCAATCAGTTCCAGTACCTGGATCGGAGGCTACCTTAAATCAAGCTGACTTATTAACTGATGCTAGAGCAGAAAAAGAAGCTTTAATAACTAATTTAAGAGATATGCTTGAACAAACATCAAGACAGGCACAATTAGAAAGAAAAGCTAATGAAGGAGATAACCTAAGAAAGACTTTAGGTGATGTACCTATGACAATTTATATAGGATAATGAAATTATTACAGTTATTAAGTGAGATAGAGTTTAAAACCTACGAAGGTATGGTAAAAATCGTTTATAAAGACGATAATACCGCTAAAATAGGTGAATTAGTAAGAGCTCTACCAGGAGTAACTACAGTTACACTAACTACTGACCTAGGTAAAGGTAGACAAGTGTTTAAAGTTAAACTAATATCACAGAAATCTGGGCAAGAAGCATTTGATGCATTAAAAAACAATGCTATGAGTAAATACTCTACAATAGTAGGAGTTAAAGTAGCGGATAAAACAATAGCGAAGATATAATGTTATTTGGAAGTAATAGAGATTTCGACTTACTGGTTAATATTAACAGAGAACTGTTAAAAGATGTAGTAGAACAGGCTGTATTATACTATAAATTAAGTTTAGAAGATACTTTATCTAACTTATATGGTGAATCTCTAACAAAAAACTGGTTAGAACCTCTTAAACTTAACTGTTTAATAACAAGAGGTGACCAAGTAATAACAACAGACGACTTTGGACCTGATTTAAGCAGGGAAGCATCATTTGCTTTCATAAGACAGGACTTAGAAGATGTACAAATGGTACCAGAAGTAGGAGATATACTAATGTGGCATGAAGATTACTATGAAGTAGATACAGTTAGAGAAAATCAACTGTTTGTAGGTAGAGATAAGTCATATAACTTAAATCAATACGGTTCAAGATTTGGATCTTCACTATCTATTATAGTAGATTGTCATCAAACAAGAAGAGAACGTACTGGTATTACTAATACCCTATCAGAATTTTAAAATATGAAAATAAAAGATATACTAAAAGAAGAAAATCCTGACTTTACAACAAAAAAAGTTAGCGGTCCACACCCGGTCACAGGTCAAATGACATGGGATGTTGAATATACACCATTAAAAGGTGTAGATGATAACCTAGAAGACGCCTATCAGGACTTTAAAAAGATATTAAGAAAATATCCAACAGATGAAAAGCTTGAAAAGTTATTTCAAGTATTCTCACAATTTAAAAGACAATATAGAGCACACGTAACTCGTAGATATGGCAGATAATAACGTAAATCCTAAATCTCAAAGAGAACTATCACAGGATTCTATTCAGACCTACAAAGTAGAAAGGTATGAAGGTAAGAAAACCGAGGTAGATGATAAGCTCAAACGTGAATACCAACGTTCTGTAAAGAATGATAAGGTAAAAAAGTTTGCTATTGGTCTTAGAGATATAGATGAAGCGATATTTTATTATTTTAATAGTGTAATTAAACCATCTGTTATACAGAATGGGACTAAAAAGGTAGTACCCGTACTATATGGTTCACCAGAAAGATGGGCAGCAGTACAGAAAGATGGATTTTATAGAGATAGAAACGGTAAAATACAAGTACCGTTAATATTTTTTAAGAGGGATAGTATAGAAAAGAATAGAAACCTTGGAAATAAGATGGATGCAAATAATCCAACACAGTTTGGAGTGTTTGAAAAGAAGTGGTCAAAGAAGAATCAATACGATAGATTCTCAGCTCTTCTAACTAGGTCTATTGCAAAAGAGTATCAAGGAGTAGTCATACCAGACTATTTAAATATAACGTATTCATGTACAATATTTACAGAGTATGTAGAACAAATGAACGGTTTAGTAGAGAGTATTAATTATGCTTCAGATGCTTACTGGGGAGATCCAGATAAGTTTAACTTTAGAGCTATGATTGATGATTATACAACAATAACTGAACTTGTTCAAGGGCAAGATAGAAGTGTAAAGACTAATTTTAGTATTAAGCTATTGGGACATGTAGTTCCTAATGCAGAAAACACACTTCCACAAGGTAATGCTAAGTTCTTTAACAAAGCATCGGTTTTATTTGGAGTAGAAACAGTAGTAGACATTAATAATTTACCAGAATAATGGCAAAATATTCAAATACAAGAGTAAATTCTAGATCTATCAGGTTTTATGACCAGGCAGCATCTAAAATTAACACAATAAACATAGAAGAATCGATGACAGCAGAACAAAAAGCTTATTTAGCATTAAATAAAGTATTCTCAAGCAATCAAAAGACAGTAACAGTTACTTCAGCAGCAGTAGGAGTAAGTGCATCCCTTGATTGGGAATCTCTCTCTTTAGCAACACCACCAGCTGGTTTTCCTGCTTTAAGTACAAAGGACTTTAACCTATTTATTAATGGAGTCGTAGTAGAAAATGATGTACTCGATTCTGTTGCACAATCAGGCAGTAATGTCTTAGTTACACTGAACGGAGGATTAAATTATATCGTAGAATCAGATGATGAGTTTATGATTAGTGGTAAATTTGCAGACTAGTAAGTAGATGGCTTTAATAAAGTGGAAACAAATTGACCCAAACTTAGGGTCTTACGGACTTCTAACAGGTTCATTAGAAGTATCAGGATCTCTTCTCGTTAACGGAGAGGTGGTTACTGGTGTCTCTGGTGCAAACCAAACTTTATCATTAAACGGTTACGAACTTTCTATATTAAACGGTAATACAGTTACCCTACCATCAGCAAGTGGTGGTTCTACCGATACAGGTAGTTTAATCAACTCAGCTTCAGCAACAGGAAATACAATTACCTTTACAAAAGGTGATTCA